CGCCTGATGATGCCGGTCCCGGGCTATACTTCGGACCCGGATTTTTCACGCTATGACGCCCAGAGATTTCACAAAATCATGTGCGTGGGGCTGGAGGAACTGGAGAAAGGCACTATAAAGCGCCTTATTATTTCGTTACCACCTCGTCACGGAAAAACAGAGTTGGCATCTAAGAAGTTTCCCGCTTGGTTTGTCGGGCGTAACCCGCAGAAGTCGCTTATATTCGGAACATATAACGAAAAGTTTGGCCAGGACATAGGTCGCGCGGTCCGGGACACGATGTTGACGCCGGCTTTCGCTCAGGTGTTCCCCGACGTGGTGCTCAAACAGGATAGCCTCGCGTCTGACAGGCTGCAAACGAAGCAAGGCGGCATCATGGCTTTCGTGGGTCGAGGGGGAACCACCACGGGACGCGGCGGCGATGTGCTTATCATCGACGACCCGCTCAAAGATCGCCACGAAGCTGACAGCCCGACGATCCGGGACACGCTCTGGACATGGTTCACCCAGGTCATCGCGTCCCGGCTCATGGATGAGACCGGGCGCATACTTTTGATACAAACCAGATGGCACATGGATGATCTGGTGGGTCGGCTCACCGACCCGACGAACTCCTACTACGATCCCGAGGAAGCCGCCGAGTGGCGCATCATCGACATGCCGGCGCTGGCGGTGGACGCGCACAAGGACCCCCTCAAGCGCGCCGAGGGTGATCCGCTGTGGCCGAACCGGTTTGGTCGGAACTTCCTCCTGGGTTTGCAACGGCGTGACGCCAGAGGCTTCAGCGCACTTTACCAGGGCAGGCCCAGCCCGGCTGGTGGCACCTTCTTCAGCAGTAAATGGATACAAACCTATCGCCCAGCCGAGTTACCCACCAACCTGCGCATCTACGCGGCGTCCGATCACGCCGTCAGCATGAAGCAGGACAGCGACAAGACCTGCCTGATGTGTGTCGGCGTCGATGAGGACGATAATATCTGGATACTGGCTGATCTCCTGTGGCGGCAGATGACGGCGGAACAGGCGGTCGAAGCCATGCTGCGCATGATGCGGGCGCATAAGCCGGTCTTTTGGTGGGCGGAACGCAGCATGATCTCCAAGAGTATTGGTCCCTTCCTGCGCAAACGCATGCTGGAGACCAAAACCTTCTGTTCCATCATCGAAATGCAGCCGATAGCCGACAAGCAGACCCGCGCGCAGAGCATCCAGGGCCGCATGAGCATGGGCAGGGTGCGCTTTCCCGAGCGGGCACCCTGGTGGCCCATGGCCCGGGATCAGATGCTGAAGTTCCCCTACGACGCGCACGATGACTTCGTGGATACCCTGAGCTACGTGGGCCTGGGTCTCACCTTGCAGATCGGCGCGGGCCGTACGCGCGTTAAAACCGATGACAACGCCGAGGGCACGTTCGGCTGGCTGAAAAACGAGCGCGACATGGCCGAGCGGTCCGTGCGTCAGGGCTTCGGCGCGGGAGGTTGGTGATGTCCGGGAGCGGTTTCCCCCCAAACCCAGGCCCTCCCGGCATGATGCCGCCGGTCCCCGCGCCGGTCCTGCCAGGCGCCGGCATGATGGGCGCCCCGCCCATGCCGATGGGGATGCCCGGTCCCGGGACCTTCCAGGGCGATCCCGGCATGCTCACGCCGCCGATCCAGGACACCAACCCGAACGCCAAACTTATCTCGCGAGATCCCCCGGAGCCCGAAGAGGCGCGGCGTGCCCTTGTTGAACGCTGGCAGAAGCGCGTGCGCGAGGCCCGCACCCACTGGAAGCCCAGTTTCGACCGCATGCGGAGCAACATGAACTTCGTCAACGGCGATCAGTGGGAGACCGAAACCAGACGGCGTCGTAGGCGCAGGCGCGACGGCGAGCGGGATGAACGCTATGTCGCCAACATCGCGCTCAGGCACGTCCTGAAGCGCACGGCGGAACTTTACCCGAACAACCCCACGGTGAAAGCCAAACGCCGTGAGAAGATCATGGCGAAAACCTGGGACGGCTCCGAGCAGGCGCTTCAGCAGGCCGAGCAGGCGCTTCAGTTCAGCGCCCAGTCCGGCATGCCGCCCCCGCCCAACATCGCCGCCGTGCTTCAGGACGCCGCCCTGGTCAAGCAATACGACCAGTTGATGGATCGTTTGGCGAAGACGCTGGAAATCCTCTACGGCTACAACGTCGAGGAACAGGTCCACAGCTTCAAAACCATGATGAAGATGACCGTCCGGCGGTCGATCATCACGAGCGTGGGTTACGTGAAGCTGGGTTTCCAGCGCGCCATGAAAATGAGCCCCGCCATCGAGGCGCGGATCGCGGATATGAGCGAGCGTCTCGCCAACATCGAGCGGTTGTCGCAGGATCTGGCGGACGGCGAGATCGAACACGACAGCGCCGACGCCGAGAGCCTGAAGCTCGCCATCCGGGGGCTCACCCAGGAGGGCCAGCTGATCGTCCGCGAGGGTCTGTCCTTCGACTACCCGGACAGCACGGCGATCATCCCGGACAAGAAGTGCCGTACGCTCCGGGGCTTCCTGGGCAGCGACTGGGTGGCGCAGCAATACATTCTGACGCCTGACGAGATCCAGGAAGTTTACGGGATCGACGTGGGCAAGGGCTACACGGCGTACGACGGTGACGGTAACTCCACTGAAACGATGCCGGTCCGGCACTACGAGGCCGGCGGTCGGGACGAGAACGACCCGGCGGATGGAGATGCCTGTGTCTGGGAGATATATCATCGTAAAGACGGTCTCGTTTACGTGGTTTGCGATGGCTACAAGGACTTTCTCCAGGAGCCGAGCCCGCCGGACGCCGAGATCGAGCGCTTCTACCCCTGGTTCGCTTTCGTATTGAACGAGGGTTACGACGAGACCGTATTGTTTCCTCAGAGTGATATTGACCTGCTCAGGGACATGCAGCTTGAGTTGAACCGTGCCAGACAGGGACTTCGCGAACACCGCCGCGCCAACCGGCCCAAGACCGTGGTCGCGGCGGGCATTCTGGAAGAGGTGGACAAGGATAAACTCAAAACCCATCCAGCGAATGCCGTCCTGGAGTTGAATGCTCTCGCTCCGGGACAGAAGATCGACGATGTCTTGCAAGTAGTGAAGAACCCGCCCATCGACCCGGCGGTCTACGATACGGCGCCCACTTACGAGGATTTGTTACGGGTGCTGGGCTCCGATCAGGCCGATCAGGGGACCACGAGCGGTGCCACGGCGACTGAAGTATCCGTGGCCCAGTTCGCGCAGCACACCGATACCTCCTCGATCATCGATGACATGAACGATCTGCTCACCGATCTGGCGCGGGCCGGGGGTGAGTTGCTCTTACTGAACGTATCCGCCCAGGTGGTTCAGGAGATCGTCGGTCCCGGCGCCGTGTGGCCCGAGATCGACCGCGAGACCGTGGCGAAGAACGTCTACCTGGAGGTCGAGGCCACCGCCGACAACGGTCCCGACAAGCAGCAGGACATCCAGAACATGACGCAACTCCTGCCTATATTGCAGCGCATTCCGGGCATTTCACCCGAGTGGATGGCGCGGCAGCTGATCGCGCGCATGGGCGCGGATATAGACCTCACTGATGCCTTCGCGGAGGGCGTGCCTTCCATCGAGGCACTGAACCAGATCATGGCGCAGCCACCCGGCGTCCCGGGCGAACCCGGTCCCGAGGGCGCCGGCAAGGGACCGCCCCGGCCCGGAGCGCCGGATGAAGATCCCAACGCCCAGGGACCGGTGGGTATGACCAACAGCGTGGGTGGTCCCGGGACCCAGGGACCGCTGGGACCGCGTGTCCCGCTCATGCAGGTGTTCGGGCGCAACGGTAATCGTCCCGGGACCGGCGGTGCCATGCCGAGAATGCGGGCCTCGTCCCAGGGCATGCCCACGCCATGAGCGACACCGTGACAACCTGGGAGGTCATCAGCCCGTTCAATCGCCTGGATCGTATCCGCGTGCCGGGTGGCTGGCTTTATCGCACGGCGCACGGGGGTGACGCGGTTGCGCTGTGTTTCGTGCCGCTGGCGCCGGAAGAAATCGAACCGTCAGCACCGAGGGCCGGGCCAGCCCGATAGTCTG